ATTAGGTAAAACACTGTATTGGGCTGCTGCTACTTTATTCAGTATGGTAGATTTAGTTATTGGTTTATTTCAAGGTAATTCAGATAGAGCCGAAAGAGCAGCGGAGCGAATTTATAGTGGTTTAGTTAATATTGTGGGTTATTCATTAGGGGCAGTTTTACAATTATTAGGTACTATAGTGGGGGGTTTAATGAGTTTATTAGTAAAGGTATTTTTACCAATGCTTGCTGAAAATGTAGGTTCTTTTGTTAGTACACTTATTAAAGAACTACCTGAAAATATAATTAAAGGAATGGACAATTTATTAACTCAACAAACTAAAGGTTTAGGTAGAGTAATTAAATCGGTCCTTCTTAGCTTTGCTGTTGTGGGATTAGCAACAGCCCTTGCTCCAATATTTGGTCCATTTGTTGCTGCTTCTGTTGCAATAGGTATTGCTATAGATAGACTATTAAAAATTATCACTGGAAAGGGATTAATTGGAACAGTCTCTGGTTTCTTCTCTAATAGAGCAGCAACTGGTGCTAATTTCATTACCAGTGGTCCTACTCCTCTTTTGGTTGGAGATAACCCCGGCGGAAAAGAACTTGTTCAAGTTACTCCATTATCTTCTCCTAATATCAATGGGCCAAGGGGTGGAAATAATATTACAGTTAATGTTCAAGGTAGGGTTGGTGCATCAGATAGAGAATTAGATGAAATTGCTAAGAAGATTGGAAATAAAGTATTAAAGAATATTAGCAGAAGTACATCTACTCCAGTGAGGTTCTGAATATGGCAATAACGCATGATGTTTTTCTTAGTCTTGGTCGAAGAACTAACGCTAATAATATGACAGATACCATTGCTTTACAGGCAGAACAAATCCAAATAACTACGAATAAAGTAGCCCCAACATTTCCTATTCCCGCTTCAGGTTTTATTAGTGGGGAATCTCAAGTAATAGGAATTGATTTAGGTATGTCAACAAAAAGTGTTTCTCTAAGTGGTGTTATTACAGAACAGATAATCAATAAAACCCATACCGCTTCTGTTACTATGGGTGCTATTGAAGTTGCTCAATTAATTCATTCTTTTGTTGATTCTTCAGCATTACAAAAAGACCAGAATTTAGATGAGTTAACTATTCTTTATCCTTCAAAGGTTTCTGAAAATGATACCTCGTCTGGTGCTGCTGCTATTTATGTGCAAAGAAGTTCTCCTGATGAAGTAGATATTCCTTTTACTTGGAAAACAAGAGAAGCAGATAATTCTGGTAATTTGTTAAACGCAACACTGGGTTCTCAATTTCCCGAAGATTCAACCAGTGGTGGTTTATCTGGAGTTGTTAAATCATTTTCTACAACTATAGTAGGGGGTAGCCCTTTTGTTGAATTTAGTTTAGAATTTGAAATAGCAACGGTGGTAGGTTAATGACATTAACAGCCTATGTTGGAAAGAAACACGGTCTTGTGTTTCCAGTTATGTCTAATGGTTATATTAAAATTCCATTTGATTCTCAAGTAAGAGGGTTTTGGGACCACGATGATTCCTTTACTATTGAAACTGTAATTACACCATATGATGTGAATGGATATGGGGAAGAAAGAAATAAATCTACATTAACTACTAATTATGCTGCTGCTGTTTCTTCTAAGAAAGTTATGCCTTCTTTAGACCAATATACTAAAGATAGCGGTACTCCTGCTAACTATCAAGATTATAATTACATTACTTATAGTGATAGGCGTACTCATAAAATGATGTTATTCTCCAATTCTAAAGTACAGTTATATTTACAAAATACTACTGCTGCTACTAATCATAATCAACCAGCAGATTACAAAATAGTATTCAAAGTAATAACAACTGGTAGCACAAAAACAATAGAAAGTTCTGCCTTAATTTCACCAAGAACTACTGGATATTATAACATAACAGATGGGGTATATACGGCTACAAATGATGAATTGAAATATATTCCTGTGACTAACGATGGTAGTACTAAATTAGCCATAAGTGGTACGGCTGATGCCGCAATTACAGTTGGTGATATTGCGGAAGAATATGTTGCTGTTAATCAAAAATTATACACAAGTGCTGGAGTGTTAATTGGAACTGTTTCTAGTTTATCATCAACTACGATTAATTTTTCAGCGGACATCCCTGATAGTGGGGTTTCTGGCAATGTCTATACTGAAGCACCTAAACAAGCAATATATGCTGAATCTATATTTCACATCGCTGCTACTTTTGATAAATCAACTGGTGATATGGCTATTTACATTAATGGAATTAGAGCACAAATAGACACTCACGCTAATCCTGATACATTTGATTGGGGTCAAGTTGATTCGTATATTGGACAAGACGCTTCTCTTGCTCAAACAGTAACAAAAACAGATGCAGATTGGTGGGTTGATACTGACGGTTATAATTCTTCAGGGGAAAGCCCACTTACACAGGCTCACGGTACTTTCGCAGGAATAAATAATTCAGGTAGTGCTGGTGGCACACTTATACAAGCAACCTCAGATGGTTCAGATATACCATTATTAGATTTTAATAATTTAATAAATGGTAATCCAACTATTGATTTTAATGATGCTGGATTATTAGTTTTTAATGGTAGTAATCCCCAATTTAATTTAGGGACTAATTTTGATATTATACTCATTACAAAATATACTGCTTCTGATATGATTATATTAGGTGGTGATATATCTGGTTCAGCGAATGATGTAATCTTATTTTCTGGTAAAAAAATAGGTTTTAGAGAATACGCTCATCCTCATAGTTCTAATAAAATAAGTACAAATGAAATAATTGCTGATGATTCTAACTATGTTATTATTAGAATAAAGAAAACTGGTAATGATGCTTATTTGTATAATAATGGAAATTTAATCGAAACATTAGATGTTACTGGTTTAGGCACTCTAAATATGGACCAAATTGGATGTCAAACTAATGACCCATCAGCAGAAGCAGGGGCCACAATTAATATGCCGGTAATAATTATTAAAGAATCTGCTAATTTTACTGACACTCAAGCGAACACTATTCAAGGGGAATTAGCGAATAAATATAACATTCCATCTACTCATAATCCTTGGGAAAATGCATATAGATTAACAGCGAGAAACACTCAATTTATGGGCCAGTTACATGATTTTTCTATAACAAAGGGAGCCAGAAAAACCTTTGATACTCTTTACACTTTAACCCCAAGAAAGAGAGACACGTTACTGTATTATAGGTTTGAAGAGGTGAAAAATCAATGACGCAATATATTCTTAATTCTGGCGTAAGAATAACTGATACATTAGTTAACACCTTTGCTTCTTCTTCACCAGTTAATTGTAATACAAATAGTAGTAAAAATCCTGTATTCTATGATAATGGAATTACTCCTTCAAATGGAGGTATTGCTTCCTACGAAATAAGTATAGATAATTCATTTACAGATGATACTTGTAATACTAATCATACCTCTGGATTATCTGATGGTTCTACTAATAATGTACGTCACATTACAATGGGTTCAACTTCAAGATTGGCTGTAGGTATGAGTGTAACAGGGACAGGAGTACCGGCAGGAGCAACCATTGCTTCTATTAACAACGCTACTTGTTTTACTTTAAGTGCTGATACAACGGCCACAAATGCTAATCAAACCTTTACTTTTGATGCTGACCTTTCTGATGCTTCTGTTAATGGTGTAAGTAATACTAAAGATGAAGATGAACAATTGAACGTATATGCTCCTTATGATGCAACCGCTGGAGATACAATAACTTTACATTTTTCTAATCTTAGTACCACAAGAGAAAATAGAATACATTGTTATAGGCAGGAAAACGCCGCTAACATTGGTATAAAATTAGGGTCTGGTAGTACCACAATAGAGACAGGCTACGAACATAATGGCAATATGGATATTACTACTAATGATTATTTTGTTTTAGTCCATTCCGATGACGCTAAGAAACATCATCTTGCTAAAATAACTAAATTATTATCTTTTGATGATAGTGGAGATGCCTTTGAATTTGAGCCAGCGATGGAAAATGAGATTGAAGTTAACACTAAATTTAGAATTTTTAAAGGTCCATTAACCACTGATACGAAAACAGTAGCAGTTGCTTATGGTTTAATACAAGATACTTCTGAGAATAGACATTTAAAATATACAGAATTTTCTAGACCCACAACTTATTTCTATAATAGTAGATTAGATGAAAAGAATGTATTAAATGCTGGAACTAAATACCAATTAAATCAATCTAAAGAAATAGGGGGAACTCCTACTCATTCTTCTTTGTTATTTAGAACAAGGCGTGATTTCGAAAGAGAGATTGTTGATACTGGACCTTATAATACTCAAGCACAGTTAATTGATGTATTATATGATAGTGATAGATATAATAATAATATTATGGATGGGGGAGGAAGAGGTAAAGTTACTTCTTACACTAGTTCTTTAACTTCTTCTCACTCCTTTATGGTTAATGGTGAAAGAAGTAGTAATGGGTTATATGCTTCTGGTGGTGCCGCCGCTAGTGGTAATTTCAATGGGCCTACTCGTTATCTACATTATGAAATTTCACCAACTAAGACTAACATAGTAAATACAGTTTTAGATATAAGTGTATCAAAGGGGTATGGCTCTGTAGGTAATTTATGTAAAGTTCAAGCGTTAGACCATAAGAAAATTTTAGCAAGTAAAATTCAGGAACAGGACACTTTCAAAGTGTATCAAGATTTATTTGAACTTGAAATAACTAAAGAAAAAGACACGGCTATTTTTGGAAGTTTTGCGGGTAGTAGTGGTGGTAGTACTCTAACTGTTACTAAATTAAAAGACGGTCAAGATTTAAGAGCACTTTTGAGGAATGGTTCTACTTTTGAATCATTCAAATTAGGTGATTATTTTTACATTCCATCTGCTATTACTGCGCCTTCAGGCGGTTCCCAAACTATCACTGTTGGTTCTTATAGAGCAGTTAACGCTTTAGGTGCTTATGCTTCAGGTAATTTACAGGCAAATTATACTGCCGCTACAGCATATAGAAGAAGATGGTCTAGTGTTTGTCAGAATTTAATAGTAGATTTTGAAATTGATACAGATTTAACATATACAGATTTAGATGTCAGTCATGCTGTTACAACTTACAAAGTAAATGACACTACTACATCTAAAACTAGAGCGAGGATATATAATTTAGAGATGGTATTACGAGATGCAGAATATTCCGGTGATAGACTATTAATTGATTATGGTGATAGGGCTAACGGGGTAGTGTATTTCCAGAACGAAAATAAAGTTCTTTATTCTCAGTTTACTGGTGCTGGTAATTATCTTGATTTCTTCTCAGGACAATGTAAAATTCAGAGGGCGGTTCATGAAGGAGAAGTAGAGGAAATTCATACGGAAACACAAGACAGACAGCCAATTTTAACTTTCTTAGGAATGGATAAAATGGCTAAATTATTAGGTCCAGTTGTCAACAAGAATTATCTTCATTCTGAAGATTATATTTATTCAAATCAAGGTCCTGTAATGAATTTAGTAGAGTGCGGCTCAAAATTAGCACCAAATGTAGTTATTAATATTGGAGATAAACAATTTGAGTTTGCAACTGGAGGAGGAACAGCTACTCATTATGGGTGGTTATTCACTTCAGATAATAAATTCCTTGGGGAATGTGCGAAGCAAAATCTTGCTAATTTAGAATTAAAAACCGGCGCATTAACAGTAATGGGTTCCTTTATAGCGGATACTAATAGTAATACTACTATAGATAGCATCGCAATAAATGCGACTACTGAATTAAAAGTAGGAATGAATATTAGTGGAAGTGGAATACCTTCAGGAACTACTATTACAGGTATAACAGATGCTAATACTATTACTATTTCTCAAGCAGCAACTGCTTCTGCTGAAATAACAATCAATGTTGAATCTGGTCCTGTTTTATACATCAAACCTTATGATAATACTAGTACTGAAAGTTATCCTAATAATTGGTTTTTAGGTAAAGCACTTTCATCAGATGTTGGTGCTGAAAATACATTTAGTAATTTAAGAGGAGCATCGGGTAAGGGAGTAGTATTTACTTCTGGTAATAGTATAACTATGGGAATACATGGAACTAGTTCAGCAAATACTGCTATTGGTGAAGATTTAGTAGGAACATCATATAATAATAATTCCACTTCACTTAAATCGTTAGATACTAAAACTAGAGGATTTTACATAAATGATGTTTCTTCTATTCATAAAAATGAAACCAAATATTATTGTAAATTGGGAGATGAAAGTGGTGCTTCCTTTGATGGTGTAAACTCTTATTCCCCTAATAGTTTATCAGAATATACTATAGTATCATTTAATCCTAATTCTGATGCTAGCACTACAATTAGAGTAGCCCCAACTTTCCCCGTCATTTTAGGAAGAGTAGACCAAAACCCTAATGAAACTAGTAATTCTGTTTTTGCTGATGATAGTTTAACTACAATTCATGCTTATTGTAAAGGTAATAGAATCACTGGTTTTTTACCTTCTGCTATGAGTGATGCCACTTTAAAGAGGTTATTAGGTCCAATTTACAATACTTCTGGAGTGTATTTAGGTACAGGAAAAAGATTTTTTGAGACTCACATTTTAGATGCTACAGCCGATACTTCTGTAGTTTATTATGTAATAGAAATGGATAGGAATATCCAAGATTCAATGTCAGGAGTCACTAGTATTCAGGTGTTAGGTGAAAATAATACAGACCACTTATATTTAATTAACACTCAAGGTTTACCTGTTGGGGGTATAATCGCTCCTATTGATTCAATAAAAGGCTCTAATATTTCTAATGCTTATAAAATTCCAGTACCTCTTACCTTTTTTCCCTATGGTGGGTTATATTTCAAATATACTAATTTAAATAGATTTAAATCTGGAACGCTCAATAGAAATCCGATTAAAAAAATAAATTATATTGAAAGTTCTCATAATTTAAATTACTCAAATACTTCTTCTAAAGTTAAAGGTGTAGCCCAATTAGTAAAATTTTACCCCGGAAATAGGGGTGGAATTACTATTGAAGAGTCTTTAACTAAAGAATTAAGAACAGATTATACAAAAAATTACGTTCATAACTCTTTAATGATTAAAAATTTATATCCAGCCCCCTACGAAAGAGGAACTTTTGGTATTTTAGGTAGTAATTTCGGAGATTATGAGAAATTCTATGCTGAAACAAATACTGCTACTACAGGTTCTAATTCTCTTTTACAAGATGATGATTTAATGGCTCCAATCTATATGATACCTAAAGCGGGAATACCCGGTAGCAATACTTTTTCTGTTGGTTCTTTCCATTATGATGAAACTAGTGGTGATGCAAGCCCCCATCTACCAAGACACGGATACAATTCTATATTAGAAATAAGAGATATGCTACAAGTATCTGACCCAAAATCACCAACTTATTTCTTATTTTCAATTTCTGATATTTTACCTGAATCTATGAGAAGAGATAATCACATCGGGTTTTTATCTGATAGTGTATTTACTGATTACTCTTTGATTTTAAAATCACATAGTCCAGAAAAAGTAGGTGAATTAAAACAAGATAAATATTTAGGAACAATCCCAAGAGATGAATATTTGGATACTTCTCAACAAACCCTAGATATTAATTCGGCATCTATAACCCCAAACCAAATAAAAAGATTCGGATTAATGAGATTAATAGAAGCAACTTATGATTTTACATTTAACCCAATTGATGGTGAAAACCCACCAACTGTAAAGGAAAGCCTCTATAATAGCGATATCAAACATTATTATTTGAATCAACCAATAGATTTACCTGATAATATTGATGGTACTAATTTGAATAATTTCCAAATTACTGCTTATACAAATAGCGTTTCAGGCACAAGGATGGGATATCTTACTTTAGATGCAGACCCTGAAGCGAGTGGTAGTATTGATGGGCATTATTTATTTACTAGATTTGGAGAATTAATTGGTAAAGCGAATAATTATGTTACTACTCACCCTATTTCTGGTGCTTCGGGGCATTTTATAGAATTACATGAGGGTGGGGCTTCTGGAACTTTCCACGCTACTAGTTACATTGGGCCAGTATATATGGCATCTTTAGCCTCAAGTGGCGGCAGTAGGGTTAGTACTAAATTAATCACTAGAAATACTAACGCTCTTAAAAATCCACAATCTCCAGTGTATCCAGATTTAGATGCTGCTACAAGTAGTACTGATACTGCTACATTAGCCCTTTCTTTATTTGGTGATAACGGCGACCCATCTAAAATAAACGATTTCAGTTGGTTAAATTCAGATGATAAATACAAAGAATTAGATGCAGTATCTAATAAATTTAGTCCATTATTACACCAATATGTAGAATTAAGTGGTAATAGTCACGTTGGTAGCACTACTACCCAAAGATGGATTGCTTCTCCTTACAATAATTACTACTTTCATGGAAAGACTGGGTTTAGAAATTATAATCACATAGGAGTAGCGGCATTAAGTAAGCCTTACAGTATTTATGAAGAAATAAGAAGATTACAAGAACCATCTTTAATTAGAAAGGGTTTAATTTCTCACAGTTTTCAACATCCAGATTTCTCAACTAGAGCAAGTACAACTAACGGTTTACCGATGATACCCACTAGACCTTATGATGGAACTATTCAATTAATTTTAGAAGATTTAGGAACTAACCAATCAATTTATAGAAATTTAAGTAATAATTTCTTTACACTAATGCAAGGTTCTACTTTACCTATAACTAATATGAGTAAAATTGTAGCGACAGTTACCGGAGCACAAAATGATTACATAACTGGCATAGAGGGTCAGGCTTATCCTAACTTATCTGCAAACGCACAGGATTTAACTCATACTATGATTAGAATAACTGGTAATGATTTCATATTTTTACCTAGACAGAACGGATATTCAGGTAGCGATTATATTCCTTTAATCGACGGAATGAAAATAAATTTCTTGTATCCTATTTCAACTGGTGCAGGTACTGATAATTCTCAAGTTTGGCATTCTATTACAGGAATAAAAACTTGTGATGCCACTCCTACTCAATCAACAAGAAGCGCAAGTGGTGGAACTATCCCCCAATACGGTAAGATGGCAAGGATTACTACTACTTCTAGTGCTATGGGTAGTGCTATTACTAGTATAACTGCGGGTGGTACTGGTTATGTTACTAATGATGTTGTTGCTTTAATTTTAGAAAGTGATTTTACTGGTAGTGGTGGTAGAACTAATAATGCTAAATTCAATGCTGTGTATAGAGTTACTGCATCCGGTGGAGCCATTACTAGATTAGACCCAATTAATAATGCTATTTATAGTGGCGTTAGTAATTTTGCCACTGATGGAGGTACTGGTTACTCTGGTAGTTCATTAACATATGTTGCCTGTCCAGTATTTGTATTATCTTTAGATACAAGTGTAACTGATAATGACTTGCCCGCTGTTAATCCTACCCCTAATATGTTAAGTGGTAGTGTAATGCCTTGTTACAGTTTTTATTATTATAATCCAAAATCAGGTAATAGATTTAGAGAAGGTACTGATTTTAATACATTCGCAAGTAATAAATTCCCATATTATCCACTTAGAATGAGTAATATTTCTATGTTAGATATGGGATTCTTTTCCACTGAATTTTCTACGTTAACTACTCCCTTAACATTAGGGAAATACAATGATTCTTATTCCGCAACTACTGCTAATGATTCTACTATTACTCAAAAATCTTACACAGCCATAAATAAAATAAAATTTAATTTCTTATATGATTACATTTCTAAGAATTATTCTACTGGAAATATTACCGATGTAGAATGGAAAAATTCTCCAGATGGTAAGAAATTAGTTAGAATAGAAATTGATACCTTTGACACTAGTGAACCACCGCAAGCCGCAGGTAACGGTTTCTTAAATTTTGTAGATTTAACTGGAATGTATTTAGTATCAGAAGCAGGTTCTTACAGTGGAGAAAGTAAGTCTAGTGAAGCATTATTTGATAAAAATTTAAGCGGAACTACTTCAGATTCATTAACTGGAAGTATAGACCCTGCTGCTTCTACTTCAGTAACTGGAGTAGGAACACAATTTTTAACAGAATTATCTGTAGGGGATTCAATAACTGTTAGTGGAGAAACTAGAATTATTACAGGTATAACAAGTGATACTGCTTTGACTGTAGATGTTGCTTTTTCTAATAATGCGAATGATACCACAGTTGCTAAAATTTCTACTAAAGAAACAATATCACAGAACATAGGAACTGATGTTAGTAGTAATTTCTTTAGGAATGTAGAAGGAATAACTCCAGATAAAATATATTATGTTGTATCTCACGAAACTCAGGTTAAAAGTCAGGCTGAAGAACCCACTGGTTCTGGTACTCAAGGTAGAGATAACATTATTCGACATATAATTTATATTGATGGCGCATATGATTCTAGTCTAACTGATGATGTTAATATTCCTAAAAATACTCACTTTAGAATAATGAAACCCGCTGAAATTTGCACATATAATTTTACTCCTAATAATATTGAAACATATGTAATGAGTAGAAAAACGAGTAAAAAACCATACTCTAATGAGATGTATGGACAAATAAATAATTCGTTTAATTCTAATAATACAAATAATTCTATTGATAGTCCATTCA